CCCGGCGTGGTGACCGTGCTCATGATCCCGGTCGCTCTGACGCGAAGCACGGATCCGATGTTGAAAAAGTTCGGCTGTAACGCCAAACGCGAGGCGGGCGGCAATAGGCTAGTTTGCGTGGTCGATGTGGTCAGCGCGGCGCCGGCGACCGGAGCAACCGCTAGGACTTGTTCCCAAGATTGGTTGGACATGGTCTCTCCTATGCGCCGCTCGCCGTTATCGAGCTCGCCGCAAACGATGCCGTGACACCGGAGGGGATCGATTGCTGAACGATCTTGCGCACCATGCCGCTGCCGCTTGCCGTGGTGGCATTTTGCGCAACGTTGAATGTATCGGTGGCAGCGCCGGCGACGGTGTAGACCGTGGTGTTGTTCCAGGTCCCGCCGCCTGTCGGCAGCGTCCCGCCAAACTCGGTCGCGAGCACGACCGGATCGCCGTTGGCGTAACCGTGCGCCGGAGCCGTGAGTACGCTAGGCGATGCGAGCGTTGCAGTAAACGGCCTCCACGCGAAGTTGCCGAGATAATCCCACCAAAGCAAATTGCCCGACGAGACGGCGTCGCGGATCTCGAAGGCGATCACCGTGCCCCAGCTCACCGTAGCCTGCGGGAACGTGATCACCGCACCGTTGGTGATGGTCGACGGCGCCGAGCCAGTCGACGGCGAGAATGCCGAGAACACCAAGTTGTCGGTTGAGCCCTGACTGGCGACCGCCGCGTTCGCCGTGAGCACAAGCGCGGTGCCGACATAGCTGGACACCGTGCCGACCTGCGCACCCGGCGCCGGCGTCTTGGTCGTGTCGTAGACGTTCATCCCCGGAACAACCCACCCGGGATTGGCCGTCATGGTGATGTTTGGCGTTGCCGTCGTCCATGAGGCTGTCGCCGCAACCGAGCCGGCGACTTGCACTCTAGCGTAGGCGCCGCCTGATACTTCGGTGCCGCCGGTGCCCGCATCAGTGTCGGCCGCCGTCATCAACGCCATCCACGCCGCCGGCAACGTGAATTGCGGCGCTTGTCCGCAAATGAAGTTGAGCTCGGCCAACGCCGTGTAATTAGTCAGGCCAACCATGGACGGATCCTTCTTAGGAGGGCTGGAACGGCCGACCGACGCCGGGCGGCAAAATCAATTTCGACTGGCTCTGTTGTTCCAAATACGTGATCGCCTGCGCGAGCCCAGCCATATGTTCTTTGGCTTGCTGCAGAGTGAAGCGCACGCCACCCATAGGAACCGGCGCCCCGTTGGCAAGCACGATAAGGTCGATCGTTCGCTCTGTTTGATTGACCTGACACGCGAGCTGCATCGCCGGCATACGGTTCGGTAGCTGGAAACGAATATCGTTCATGGTGCCCACCTTTGGATTGTGTGATTTGTGCCGCCTTGGTTTGAATTGCGGCATCAAGCGTACTGCCCGCCCGTCTGCGTGAATCCGGGCGAAGTACCTGGGATGAAAGATGTGTTGCCGGTATTCGTGGCGACGACGCCGTTCAAGATCGCCTCGTAGCGTGCACCTTGCGCCGATCCGGAATTGGTAGCGCCGCCCGTATAAATGAGGTTGCCGTTGCTCGTCGCGCCGACATTCGCTTGCGCGAAGATGGGGCCGCCGGAGTAAGTTATATTGACAACGCTGACCGACATTTGGCCGCCAGCCGCAAGCATGGCAAAACCGGCGTTAGCCGCGAAAGTGATTGGCCCGCTCACGCCGATGCTGCCGCCGACTTGGGCGGTCAGAATGCCGAAAGTATTGGTGCCCGATGACTGCAAGAAAGTGACATGATCAACAAAGACCGAGCCGCCAAAGTTTGCGCAGACCGTGTTCGCGTTGCCGGTGTTTGATACAGTGACGCCCTGTAGTGTCAGTTGTGAACCGGTGACTAGAATAAGCCCGTTCGTTTGCCCCTGAACGGGAAGCGTACCGGTGATAATGTAGCCACTTTGATTGCTTGTATCCCCTTTGACGACAATACTGCCGATGACGTTATTGACAATGAAGGCATCATAGGTGCCAGGAATGCCTAGTTGAATCGTCAGGATCTTGCCTTGTAGCAACCAAATATTTTGAGCACGCGCAATCGCATGTTGGATGGTGCGCCATGCACCGCTCGGTGAATTGCTCAAGCCGTTATTGTTGTCATTGCCGTCGGTGCGAACATAGACAGTTGGATTTCCGGTGGGGATCGTGATCTGTGTTGCGAGATTACTTACAAGCTGGAAGTTGGTGCCATCAAACGCCATGGCCGCAACTTCGCCCGCAACCATATCGCCAGCGTTGAGATTAGTTCCATCCGGATGAGTGATATTGACGGCCGACAGCGCGTTGCACTGCATCGTCGCCGGACCAGTATTCGTGTTCGCGATCTTCACGAGGATGAAGACGCCAAACACGAGGCTGGTGATCGCCGGCGAGAAGTTACCGACTACGGCGTTGACCGATCCCGAATCAACCGCCGATGGGATATTGACGGTCGTAAAGTTGTTGACCGTGCTCGACGTCGACGCAACGCCGAAGTAATTCACAATCTGCCAGAAGGTACCGTCGAACTGCAGCGATACGATTTGCCCGGCCTGAATATCTCCGGCCGCAAGTGCGAATCCATTGGCACGGTGGATAGCGATGTTGCCGAGGCCATTGAGGTTGAACGTGGCCGCACCGGTATTAGTCGTCGCAGCTTTGATGTAGATACCCATGCCGGTCAAGAGCGCCGGCGGAGTGGGGACGACCGTCGCCGCGTAGGCATTATTTGAGAATGTAATCAGATCAGAACTGTTGACGGTCGCGTTCACGTTGGCGGAGAGCACAACGGTCGTCGCGGTTTTCGATAGAACCGTTTGCCCGCCGGTGATCGCCGCCGGCGTCGTCAAATCGTAGGCTCTCATGCCCACCGCAACATAGGCCGGAACACCGCCACTAAAGTTTAGGGTAGCGCTTGCCGTGGTCGTTGATGATGTCGTGGCGACCGGTGCGCCGCCGCCGCCGGTATCGTTTGAAAAGGTCCATGTCGAGTCTTGAACACCGGTCGGAATCTGCGGCAGGTAACCGTTGGGCGCGAGGAATGGCGCACCAGTGTATGTGGTGATGTTGCCGCTTGTGACGGTCGCCTGACCATTGGCGACAGTGACCAAAAATAGGCCCGTCCATCCGGCGTCCGGTGTCGGCGCGACCTGCGTGCCGGTGGTCGCCGCAATGCCGGCTTTGACCTGCGTGGCGACAACGCCTTGCCGTACCGTATTCTGCGCTTGCCCGCTATTGCCGGGGCCCATGAATGGCGAAGCCGGGTTCGCCGCATTGAAATACGGCAGCGTCACAAGCCCGGAATCAAGATCCTGGTACTGGACTTCGATTAGGTAGACTTGGCTGAAGCCGACGGTGCCGGGAGGGGTGATGCCGAACTGTACAGGATTAAGTTGAATACCCTGCTTGAGAATGGTGTTGGTGACATTCGCCGGAAGCGATGACCATGAACTCGCCTCGAGATTGGCGAGCTGATAGACCTCTCCGGCCGTGAGCAAGACGGCAAGCGATGCAGGCGTGGTGGGTGTGCACGTGAAGCCATTGACAAAGGTACTTGTGCCGAGGACGCCGGCCGAGAGCTTTGCAAGCGCAACCATTCCCATTTGCTGCGCGTTAAGCAGATCCGTCTCGAGCGGGACCTGACCATAATAAACTGTGTTGCGATCCACGGTTTAAGTCCCTTCTACGGCAAGCCAGGGTCCTGCAAACCAAAAGGCTGGCGTATGCTCGGTCCGCGAGCATCCGGTTGTTTCGTGAAGATCATGCCGCCAGTCGGAAGCGTCGGTGCCGGTTTCGGCCTCTTGAACGCGCCGACGATAGAGACCCAAGCAATCGTGCCGGCCGCAATCGTGTCTTTGATGCGCGCGTAGATTTCGCTGTTCGTGACGGCGCCAATGATTTGAGAGAGATCACTGTAGACATAGGCGGCGCCGGCGACCCCGTAAGCACCATAGTTCGCCGCACCGTAGCCGCCGACGTTAGGAATGCCGACGCCTGCCGGCTCGAGCACCGTGATAAACACTTGGTTGGGATACTTCAGCGAACCATAGCCGCGGCCGATACCGTAGCCGCATCCCCCCGCGGGGTTACCATAGCAACCCCAATCGTAGGGATTCCATGCTTCTTGAATCTGCGGAGCGGTGCCGGTTAGATCCTCGACCATTTGACTGATGGCCGCCCGAGTCTGCCGAGGCCGCAAAATCTCTTGGACGATCCTATTAGAGAACGAACTGTCCGATTCGTTACTGATAGTCTGTTGCGTCGTTACCGTAACCGGCGCGACCGTCGTGGTGATATAGGCGGTCGGCGGTGCCGGCGCCTGCTCGAATTGCGCACCGTAAACGTAGATGGTCGTGTTCGATGCCGAGTCCGTGCCCTCGAGCACATTGTTAGAGCTCAAGCCGGAGTAGCGGCCACGCAAGCCCGGGTCGACCGACATGGTTCCCGAGATCCAGCAACGATAGAAGCCATTGCCCGCCGGCGTGATCCCCGCCGATATGCCTGTGACAGTGCCGGCGCCGACACTTACCGGCGTTGAAATTGTGCCATTCGATAGGTTGAACGTCGCGCGAATGGCATTCGGGTCGCCGTTCGTGTCGGCGAGATACATTGCTAGGAACGTGCCATTCCCGGGCTTAGCGTAAATGCTGAAAGTCCACGGGACTGCGGTTGCCGGCCGGGCAATGAGCTGCCCCGTCCATGCCGTCGCTGTCGAATTGCGCTGCCAGAGCCAAGCATCATTGGTGTTGAACGGAGAAGCGGTGGCTCCGCCCGCAACGACGGAGTTTTGCTTCATCCAAGCGATATTGGAAAACGTGTTCGACTCGAGCACATAGTTGGTGCGAGTCGTCTGTATGCTAGAGTAGCGACGGCCAAAGCGCGAGCCGAAGTAATCCCACGCGATCAAGTCGAGCCAACCTCCGGTCGCGGTTTTGATTCGCGTCTGCAGATTGGCGAACTGCAAATACTGGTAGATGAAATTGAAGGCGTCCGACGTCGCTGTCAGGACTGCATTGAATACCGGTGAACTTTGAGGCGACGCCACCCACGGCGGAGAAGCGGCGATGAGGCGATTAACAATATCGGTGATCTGGCCGATCGTCGGCCCGTTCTTGCCGATCGCCGACATGGCCCCTCACTGCAGCGCGATGACGCCGGGCTTAATCGTCTGCCCGGCGTTCGGGACCAAGTCGGACGTTGCGCCGTTTAGCGTATAGGCGGAAACGCCGATCACACCCGGGACGCCCATCGCCACCGCGGACACCGCCGCGTAGTACAGCGTTCCCAATGCTGGCGTTGCGCCGAGACCGAGCCCGTTGATGTAAGTTGCGATCGCCGCAGTGACCTGCGCGAGGACGGTCGGATGCTGGAAGTTCGCGGCCGTGGTGATCGTCATGGTGACGCTGGCGGTCAATGGCGTCGCCGCGAACACGCCGACACTGACGCCTGCGGCTCGATAGGCATTGACTGCCGTCTGACATTCGACGAGCACAGCGGCCGGAAGCGCTCCGGTTCCATCATCAATGTATACGGTGACGGCCGGCGGCAAGCCCGGAGCCGGCGGGGGGTTTTCAATGATCTGGTATTGCAGGCCTTGCTGTACGCTGGTGATCGCGTAACCGATGGCCCCTTCGGTCCCCTTCGATAGCGAGTTGATGTAGAGCACAAAGCGGGCCCGTACCGCAGCATCCGATTCTTCGTCGAAGCCGTTCGTGAAGGCGGCCGCATTGGTGACGGAATCGATTCCTGAGATCCCGGTTTGAACAAGCTGGATCGCGCCGGCCTGAATATTGCCGGCCGAGCCGACGATTTGATTTTGCACCGGAACGTCTATGCCAGTGACCGCCGCCGGGACGATGTAACCCGGGACGCCAGCGCCGCCCGCGTTCGGGCTGTATTGCACGTTGTTCGTGTCCGCATAAACCGCGAAAGTCTGCGAGGCATCGAGCGTTTGGACGAGCGCGCCGATAGGAACGAAAGTTTGATAGGTCGGCACGAACCGCGAAAACGTGACGATGCCAGTCGCCGTGGTGCCGGGAAGGCGCTCCATGTCAAAGTCGTTGACGAAGGAGTCGACGTCTTCATTTTGCGACGTCGCCAGTCGGGTCGCCGTGAGCAGTTGCAGCGTGAGCCCTTGAAGCCAGAGCGATACGCTAGACTGCGCCTCGGCAAATGCGCGAAGCACGGATCCTTTGGTAAAGTTGAGCGAGATTGCCGGGAACGTCACCGACACTGCGGTTTGTGCTACGGCGGCCCATTCCTGCACCAATGAGGTAAAATTTTTGGTGCTTAGTGCCATGTGCCGCCCTACGCATTGATGTCAAAACCGACCGTGACTTGCCGGCCTACGTTGTTGTCAACGTATGTGATGTTCACCATCACACCATTAAGGATCGGCGTTGTAATCACGCTCGGCAAAGGATCCTTGGCAACGCAGTCTTCGAGCAGAACTTGGCCCATGATTAGCGCCGTGAGCGCATCGAGCTGCGGCGTCGAGCCGACATAGCCCGGAAGGCCCGCACCATATTCGGGATGCCATATGTACGTGCCCGCGGCCGTCAGTAGCCGGCGTAGCACGCGCTGCTCGCCTTCGATCGTGGCTGACACCGGGACCGGCGCCGACGTTTTCTGAATACCCCCACACAAGAAGAGATCGCCATCAGGCAACAGAGTCCAATCTTGCTGCCACCAATGATAGAGATCGGCCATTCACGCCATTCCATAGATTTTGATTGTTCCGCTCATACTGCCGCTAGTTGGCCCCCACCTGATGGCATTGGCGGCCGGGGCGCCCAAATAGCCGTCCGCCCAAAGATTTTCGCGGAAACCGCCCGTAATTGGGTATCCGGACTTATAGCTGATGTGCGTGTCGGCGGCGATGAAGACCCCCGACGGACGCATCAATAGCATATCGAGAGTGATCGACTGGCCAGCTGAACTAATTATCGACGTGTTGTTGATCCCCGCTCGCGCGGTAAAGGCGCTTGCCGTTATATATGCTGACGCCCCGCCTGGGTCGCCTACACCGCCGTACGGGACCAAATAGTTGCCGGCCGAAGTGAAGTATGTCGAACCTCCATCGGTCGACAAGTGCATATTCATATTTACGGCGCTAGTGTTCACGTTCCAATTATAGCCGATGATCCGAAACACGTCGTAGTTCACATTGCCGAGCGCTACTGTATCGGCGGCAGTTGTGACGTTTGTGAATGTCAGCGTGTTGAGCAATCGCACTTGTGGATAAACCCACGCGGGATTGACGCCCGGCCCCCAACTTTGCAGCACTTGCTGGTTTGCGCCAATGGGCAGTGCCTTCCACGCCGAAACATCACGATAAAGAATCGACCCTTGCGTGCTGCCAAAAGCGCCATCGAGAATCGGCGACATTGCGTTTTGAATAATCGTCGGTATCCGAGCAAGACTCCCCTGCAGGCTACCGGGCATCTGGAACATTTCAGAAATCCCCGATCGCCGGCGCGTAGAAGTTCATGATCTTACCTGACGACAACCCCACCGGAAGCGAGAGGATAAAATACACATTCGCAGGAATGAACATATACTGTTCGCCGTCGCTGTCCGTCGGCATGGTTGACGGCAAGAGATTCCCGGAGGGAACTGCACCGGTGGCACCCGCGCCGGTGGCTACCGTAGTCGTCCAAAAAATATATCGTGTACCGCCAGTGATGACGCCGGGGACTGTTCCCGTTCCTCCAACATTGAATCCAACTTGGACGTCACGATTCGCAGTGTCGGTGCTCACGGCAAGGATCGCGCCGGCGAGCTTCGAGCCAGCATTCTGGCCGCCTAGATAGAGCCCATAGCTACTAACTGCGCCCATCGCGTCCGTGATCTGTCCGAACGCCGCTTGCGGCTGATAGACGAAAGTTAGGTTTTGGTTTTGTGAGAATGCCATTTACTTCGCCCAAACCTTCGTCGCAAGGTTGCTGGTGTTGGCGTGGCCTGCGCTATCGGTGGTGCCGAGCAATGCTGCCGGCCGGTGGGCGTCTTCGCCACCCAAATAGACATTGCCATTGTGCACAATCTTCTGCGCGTTGAAGGTGATTTTTCCTTCATTATTATCGGCATTGCCTACGATATTCTTCGCGTTGAAGGTGATCGTTGCCGTTTGGTGCGCGGTCACCGTGACGTTGCCGTCAGTGTCAATATTGATCGTCGACTGTTTGGAGTCCTGGGTATCAGAAGATCCCGCCTGACCGGTCGACTGCGCTTTTTTGTTTCCGTTTTTGATGGTGACGCTGCCATCGTTTTTGAAGTAAATCGTGTGACCGTACTTGGTGACGTACTGCCATTCGCCGGGCTGTGTCTCCATCGGCTTCCATTTGTCGTGATAGTTCGATGCGACAAATGTAGCGGCCTCGCGATCATCCTCGTGGAATTCGAGCCAGCCAAACTCGCCGACCTCCGGCGGCATGTGCCAGCCGTAGGTTTGCGAGCTGCCGTTCGCTTGCTGTCCGGCGCCAGAGCTGCCGCTTTGCTGCATCGGTCCGGTCTTGGGTGTGCCGAGCGGGATCCAGCCGGTGATGACGGCGCTATCGTTCTGATTTGCCCCCTCTCCGGTGTCGCCGCCGGCCTGCATATTGTCGCCGCTCTCCGGCAGTAGCTTATACTTCGCGGCGTACGTCTTCGCGTCGTAGCTGTCGACCATGGCCGGCGTGCGCCGGGTTGCGCGACTAACGTAGCGCGAAATCTCCCGATGAATGATGTTGATCAGCCACTCGTGAGAGCTCATAACGGCGTGCCATGACCAGGAACCGAAGCTACAGGACCGACCGGACCGCTGCTTGCCGGCGTCGCGCTGCTGGGATTGCTGGCGCCGCTGCCGCCGCCTTTATTCTTGTTACGGCCGCGAATGGTCATGATGTAGCCTTGGGCCCACGACCAATGGTGATCGATGTCGCTGATAAGGTACGACTGATCGGCCCCGGTACCTGTGCCGCTCAAGACCAGCTGCATCGCCGGCGTGATCGATACGTCACCCGGCGCGACGACCTGTATGGTCCGCTCGTGACTCTGGATCTCGCCGAGCCGGCCTTTCGCGATCGAGTCGGCCTGTTCCTTTGTCAGATTCGCGGCCTTGATATTGTGCGATAGGCCGCCGGACTGCCCTTGAACAGACTGGATCGCCTTTGCTTCCTTTTGCTGCCAAGAGTTTACGGTAACCTGCACTCCCTTCGCGAGCTGCAAATCACGCGCGGTACTCAAGCGAAGTACGGTGCCGATCGCCGGCGACTGCGGCGAAGGCCCCTTGTAATAGACCTGATAGCTGCCGCCGGTGGTCGCATCCCACGGCGCTATGATTAGTGTCGTGCCCTTGACGTAGGCGATGCACCCGAGCTCTTTCGCCATCTTGACGATGACGTTCCAATGCGAGTCGAGCTCGGTGATCCGGTTGTAGTCTTGATTGTACTTGCGGCCGGCTTTGTCGCTGCTCTGCCCGCTGAACTCTACCGTAAGCCCGGAGCGCTGTGCGAGGTCTTTAATAATATCTTCGGGCTTTTTGTTGATCCACTTCTCATTGGTCTTTTTGTCGAGCGGCCCGGAAGTCTTATCGCGCCCTCTTATCGTGGCGAGCCGTGTCCCCCAATCAATCGAGATGTGGTCGGCGCCGCCGATAAACATTTGCGTGGACGGCGGACCGTCGTTCGACGCCATGATGGTGATATCGAGCGAGTCGCTGTCGAGGATGCCCGACGTT